GGGCACAAGAAGCGACGGCGGTGCTGCTGCCGCTGCTCGACGCGCGGAACGCCCCCGCCAACCCCGCCGCGCCGGAACCGTCCAGCACAGACACCGAGAACGCGCCGAAGCCGGGTGAACTCCGCCTGTTCGGCGGCCAGCTCTGCCGCTTCATCGAGCGCGAGCTTGAAGGCGACAAGTGGGAAGTGATCGGACTGTTCCCCGCCCCTGGTTCGAACACCCCCGCCGGGGAAGTCTGCGAAGGCTGCGGCGGTTCGTGGTCGGACGAGGCCCTGAAAGCCGCCGGTCACGTTTCCTGCTGCCCCGAACGAAAGATGATCGCCGCCGGGGAGGGGGAGAAGCTGCGGGAGGCCCTGCGTACTACCTGCGGAAACCGCAGCCCCTTAACTGGCGAGTGCGTCCTCGGGTGTGGGTCTTGGGCAGACTGCAAAAGCGCCCCCGATCAGCCTTCGGTCGTTCCGGGAGGGGAGGGGGAGCGATGATCCGCCTTCTCGCCCGGCTGCTGTGCCTGTTCGGCCTGCACCGCTACGCGGACGCCTCGGGCGGCTACCGCTCGTGGGAGGCGGATTGCGCCAGGTGCGGGAGGGCCCGGCCGTGACCGCGCCGATCCTCGCCTGCGACCCGGGCCTGGCCGGGGCCTTCGCCCTGTGGGAGCCCGAGCGCGACGCCCTGAAGGTCACGGCCATGCCGGTGCTGAAGCGCGAACTGGCCGACGGCAAGCTGAAAACGGTGCTCGACGAGCCCGAGGTGGTGGCCCTGCTGGCGGTGTTCGCCGGCGTCGGCGCCCGCGACTTCTTCCTCGAGGAGGTTATGGGCGCGCCCGGCCAGTCGGGCCCGGCCATGTTCAATTTCGGCTACGGCGTGGGCGTGGTCTACGCCGCCGCCCTGGCCGCCGGCCTGACCGTCCACCGGGTTCCGTCGAGCGTGTGGAAGCCGGCGATGAAGGCGCCGAAGGACAAGAAGGCGGCCCGCCACCGGGCCGGCGAACTGCTGCCGCGCCAGCGCCACCTGTGGCCGCTGGCCGGCGACGACGGCAAGGCCGAGGCGGCCATGCTGGCGCTCTACGGGGCGCGTAAACTGGGGAGAGGCTGACCGTGGCCGAGTGGTATCGCTACGAGGATCGGCTTTACGCCTCGGGTGTCGACGAGTGCGGCGACCCGCTCGGGCCGGGCGAGGTGCGCGTTCATCTTCGGAAGTATCGGGTGGTCCGCGAGACGCCGAAAGGCGTGTGGCTCGCCGTCTGCCCGCCGTTCTCTGACAAGCGGTTCGTACGCACCGACGCGCGCCGGCGTTTCGCCTGCCCGACCGTCGAGGAGGCGAAGGCCAGCTTCATCGCTCGCAAGAACAGACAGGCGAGCATCTACCAGACCCGGCGCGAACGGGCGGAAGAAGCAATCAGGATCGTAAAGGGGAGGGCGTTCGGTGCTGGATTGGAGTGACGAGTGCGCGCGCGGCCTGGCGCAAGCGATAGCCGACAAGCGCGACGAGCAGTTCGTGGTGGTGCGCGCCGGCTGGGTGCGGCTGGCCTTGCAGGAACTGGAGGACCGCGGCGACGTCGACGAGCAGATCGGCGAGGCCGTGCGCGCGAACGACGCGGAACACCTGGGGGCGGTGCAGCTGGCCGACGCGATCGAGGCCGAGCTGCGCGACGAGATCGCCGACCTGAAGGCCGAGATCCGCACGCTTGCACAGCAACTCGACGAGGCCGAAGCCGTGGCGCGCGCGGCGCTGCTGGGCGAGGCGGCCTGACGTGTACGTCAACCGCCTGCCCGACATCGTCTACAACGAAATCGACCCGTTCGCGGCCGAGTGGCTGCGCCGTCTTATCCTGTTCGGTTACATCGCCCCCGGTGACGTAGACGAGCGTAGCATCGAGGACGTCACCCCGGATGACTACCGCGGTTTCACCCAGGCCCACTTCTTCGCCGGCATCGGCGTCTGGTCCTATTCCCTCCGGCGCGCCGGCGTCGGCGACGATCGTCGCCTTTGGACCGGCTCCTGCCCGTGCCAGCCTTTCAGCCAGGCAGGCAAAGGCGCGGGGGTTGCTGACGAGCGGCACCTGTGGCCCGCGTGGTTTCATCTCATCGACGAGCTCCGACCTGAGCGCATCCTTGGCGAACAGGTTGCGAGCAAGGACGGCCTCGCTTGGCTCGACCTTGTACACGCTGACCTGGAAGGTGCGGGTTACGCCGTCGGGGCGGTCGATCTGTGCGCTGCGGGCGTCGGCGCGCCGCACATCCGCCAGCGCCTGTTCTTCACCGCAAGTCGGCTGGCCGACGCCGGACTGCATGAACGCGCGGGACGGCGCGCAGTTGCGGCAGATGACGATAGACGCGGCGGCCAGGGGGTCGAGCGAGGGCGTCAGCCTGCATCACGCGGCGCAATTCACGGGCTGGCCGACGCCGACCAGCAGTTCGGGCACGGGGCCGGGGACCGAGGGGCGCGAGGGCGGCCCGAACATTCAGAGCGCGGCGCAACTGGCGGGCTGGCCGACGCCGACCACGCCCTCGGGCGGGCAGTCCAACCCGGAAGGGACGACGGCCACCGGGGTGCGGCCGGACGGCAGCAAGGCCACGGTGACGCTCAAGAGCGTGGCCGAACTGAGCGGCTGGCCGACGCCGAACACGGTGGACGCGAAGCTGGGGAGCCGGCGGCCAGGCGCGCCGGGGAAGACCCAGGCGCAGCTGTGCCATGTGGTGCTGGAAACGATGACCGAGGGCCCGGCCCGGTTAACGGCCTGTGGTCAGCTGCTGACTGGCTGTTCTGCCGGGACGGCAAGTGGCGGCCAGTTGAGCCCGGCACATTCCCGCTGGCTCATGGGGCTCCCGCCCGAGTGGGACGCCTGCGCGGCTACGGCAACGCGATCAACGCCGAAGTCGCGAAAGCCTTCATCGAAGCGGCGATGAGCGTGGCGCCGTGAACCCGCTGCCGCTGTTCCCCTATCAGGACGACGGCGCGACCTTCCTCGCCGGAAGGGAGCGGGCCGGGCTGTTCGACGAGATGGGCGTCGGCAAGACGGCCCAGGCCATCGGCGCGCTGGACAAGGTCGGGGCCCGGCGCGTCGTCGTGGTCGCCCCGGCCGCGGTGCGCGAGGTGTGGGTCGGCGAGTTCCGCAAGTTCGCCCGGATCCCGCGCAAGGTGCTGAAGGGCAAGAGCGTCGACGACCTGAACCTGTGGCTGCGCGGCCGCGCCGACGTGCTGATCCTGTCCTACGAGCACGCCACCAAGTGGTCGAAGAAGCTTCAGGGCGACCTGTTCGACGCGCTGATCTTCGACGAGGCGCACAAGATCAAGAACGCCCAGGCGCAACGCACCATCGCCATGCTCGGGGCCCACGCCTCGGGCGAGCACGGCCTGGCCCGCTGGGCCGCGCACGTCTGGTTCCTGACCGGAACCCCGCTGCACAACGACCCGGTCGACGTCTGGCCGTTCCTGCGCTTCACCGGCGCCACGCGCCTGACGCTGGCCCCGTTCATCGCCCGCTACTTCCACAGCCGGGCCGGGACCTACGGCTCGCGCCAGGAGCCGCGCGAGGAGATGGTCGCCGAGCTGCGCCACGTCATCCGCTCGGTGTCGCTGCGCCGCACCCACGGCGAGGTCGGGCTGCAGCTGCCGCCGCTGTGGACGACCACGCTCAGCGTCGACGGCGACACCGCCGAGCTGCGCGCCCTGCTGCGCGAGCACCCCGGCCTCGACCAGGCCGTGCTCGAGGCGGTGGAGAAGGGCGGGCTGTCGTTCCTCGACGCCCAGCACATCGGCACCCTGCGCCGGCTGGTCGGCGAGGCCAAGGCCCCGGCCGCCGCGCAGCTGATAGCCGACGAGCTAGAACAGACCGACGGCAAGCGCGTGGTCATGGGGATCCACCGCTCGGCGCTGCAGACGGTCTACGACGAGCTCGACCGGCGCGGCTTCGGGCCCGTCCTGATCGTCGGCGACACGCCCGAGCGCCAGCGCGTCGCCGCCGTCGAGCGGTTCCAGACCGACCCGACCTGCCGGGTGTTCGTCGGCAACCTGATCGCCGCCGGCGCCGGACTGACGCTGACCGCGGCCGACGAGCTCGACATTCTCGAAAGTTCGTGGGCGCCGGCCGACAACGCCCAGGCGCTGAAGCGCATCCACCGGGTCGGCCAGACCCGGGCGTGCCGGGGCCGGTTCATCTCGCTGGCCGGGTCTATCGACGAGGTGGTCGACGAGACGGTGGAGCGGAAGACCGCGGCCATTCTGAAGATCGAGGGGAGGCGGGCCGCCTAGCCTTTTGGCGATTTCGCCGCTTGACGGGAACGCCGAAGCGGCATAACCAGTTAATCAAAGCGCCACAGTACGGAAGGAAATCCCATGGCGAAAGTGCTGCTTACCATCGAAGGCGACAACGCGGCCGAGGTCATGGCCGAGGTGTTCGCGCTGGCGCAGGGCCGGGCGGTCACCGCCCCGGCGCCGCAGGGCGAGGACGCCGAACCGGGCGAGAAGTCGGACGTCGCGGAAACGCCGGCCCCGAAGCGCACCCGCGCCAAGGCCGCCGACAAGGCCGACACGGCCCGCCCTACGGAAGCGACCCCTGCGTCGCCGGCCACCGCGCCCGAACCGGCTACGGCCGCCTCGGCTCCGGCCGCCACGGCGTCGGCGTCTTCTGGCCCGACTGCGACGACCGCTGCATCCCCTTCTGAGGGCGGCGCCGTCACCTACGAGATGTGCAAGGAGGCCATGACCCGGCTGCTCGACAAGACGTCGGCGGGCGCGGCCCTGGCCGTGCTGACCGAGGCCACCGGCAAGCGGTCGCTGTCGCAGCTCGACGCCTCGGAGTGGGCCAAGGCCCACGCCGCCCTGACCGCCGCGGCGGCCTGACCGCCCCTGTGCGGGGCGCTTCGGCGCCCCGCCCCTACCCGAGAAGGAACCGGCCGTGACCGAACACACCACCCGCGCCCACTCCCGTTTCGGCGGCTCCGGCGCCAGCCGCTGGATGAGCTGCGCCGGCTCGGCGGCGCTGATCGCCACCGTGCCCGCGCCGCCGTCCGGCCGCGCCGCCATGGAGGGCACCGCCGCCCACGCCCTGGCCGAGGAGTGCCTGCGCGAGGGTTTCGTCTACGCGCAGATCCTCGTCGGCCAGAAGTTCCCGCGCGAGGCCCCGCCCGAACAGCAGTTCGAGGCGACCATGGAGATGATCCACGCCGTCAACGTCTACCTCGCCGCCGTGCGCGCCGAGATGGACGCGGGCTGGAAGGAATGGGCCGACGCGGGCAAGCCGAAGGGCGGCGAGCCGGTGCTGCAGATCGAACAGCGCTTCGAACTGAAGGTCGACACCGCCGACGCGGGCGAGGTGTTCGGGGCCAACGACGCTCTGGTCTACCGGCCGCTGGCGAAAAAGCTGACGGTGTTCGACTACAAGCACGGCGCGGGCGTGGCCGTCTCGGCCGAGGACAACGCCCAGCTGAAGTTCTACGCCGCCGGCGCCGCCTTCGCCCGCGACGACTGGGCGGTGGCCGCCGTCGAGCTCGTCATCGTGCAGCCGCGCGCCTTCTCCGGCGACGGCGACGGGGTGAAACGCTGGGCCATGGACCCGGTCGACCTGCTCGACTTCCTCGCCGCCGTCGAGACGGCGGTCGCCCTGGCCAAGCAGGCCGAGGCGCAGTCCGCGACCATGGGGCTCGGCGTGCTGAACGACTGGGCCCTGAAGTCCGGCGCGCATTGCCGCTGGTGCCCGGCCGCCGGGATCTGCCCGGCGCAGGAGCGCGCCGCGCTCGAGGCGGCCGGGCTCGACTTCAACGACGTGACGGAGATCACCGTGGCCGCGCTGCCCGAACCGACCGCCCTCGACAACGCCCGGCTGGCGAAGGTGCTGGCCGCCATCGACATCTTCAACGCCTGGGGCGAACAGGTGCGCGCCCACGTCGACAGCCTGCTGCGCGCCGGCCAGGACGTGCCCGGGTTCAAGCTGGTCGAGAAGCAGGCGCGCCGGAAGTGGATCGACAACGAGGAGGACATCGCCGCCTTCCTCGAAATGATGCACGGCGTCGACGGCGACCTGCTGCGCCCGCGCCGGCTGGTCACCATCACCGAGGCCGAGCGGCTGCTGAAGGCGCAGCTGAACGACGCCAAGGCGTTCAAGGACGCCAAGGACGATCTGACGCTCCGGTTCACCATCAAGGAAAGCTCGGGGACCACCGTGGCCCCGGCCAGCGACAAGCGCGAAGCCGTCAACGCCGTCGCCGCCGACTTCGCGTCGGTGAACGTCTGACCGCAAACCCAAGCCTCACAGGGAAATAAGGCAATGCAGATCACTCAAGAGCAACTGAAGCGGATGGGAACGCGGCTGACCGCCGAGTACCTGATCGACCTCACCGTCAAGAACCCGGCGATCCTGCTGCCTAACGGCAACATTCGGCTGCCGCCGGCGCGGCTGTCGTTCGCCTGGCTGGCCAAGCCGCAGCCGAACAAGAAGGAGCCGCAGAAGCCGGGGCGGTTCAACGCCAACCTGCTGTTCCTGCCCATGGCCGACCTGACCGCGCTGGCCACGGCCCGCAACGAGATGGTCAAGGCGTGCTTCCCGCAGAACCCGCAGGGCGTGGGCCTCTACAACGGCTTCAAGAACCAGGCCGACCGCGTCGGGCCGCTCGAGGGCGGCCTGAACAAGAAAGGCCAGACCACGACCGGCTACGTGCCGGGCTGGCCCTACATCGCGCCCACGGCCAACCGCCAGCCCTCGCTGTCGGTGTTCGCCGGCGGCCAGCCGCAGCCGTTTTTCGGCACCGAGCAGGAGATCGAAAAGACCTTCTACTCGGGCTGCTGGGTGATCCCGTCGGTGAACTGCTACCACGGCAAGTCGACCGAGAACCCGGGCATCATGTTCGGGCTGCAGGGCGTGCTGAAGATCGCCGACGACGAGGCGTTCACCGGCACGGGCGGCGTCGACGCGGCCACCGAGTACGCGGGCGTGGCCATCGAGAGCAACATGCAGCCCTCGGCCCTGTTCGACGGCGGCCAGGGCGCCGCCCAGGCGCAGCAGCCGGTGACGGCCGCGAGCCTGTACTGACCATGGCCGGGGCCGTCTGCCATTGGGATTTCGAGACCCGCTCGACCGTCGACCTGAAGAAGGCGGGGGTCCACAGATATGCGGAACACCCGACCACGGGCGTGTGGGTTCTGCGCTATCGCTTTGACGACGGCCCCGTTCACCGCTGGGCGCCGGGCTACGAACCGCCGATCGACCTGCTGGCGCACCTCGAGGCCGGCGGCCTGACCGTCGCCCACAACGCCGGTTTCGAGCGGACCCTGTGGAACGTCGTCGTGCGCCGCGACAACCCGAACTTCCCGCCGGTCCGCGTCGAGCAGCAGGATTGCACCATGGCCCGCGGCCAGGTGCTGGCCCTGCCCGCCGCGCTCGGCGCCATGGCCGCGGCGCTGAAGACGCCGGTGCAGAAGGACGACGCCGGTTACCGGGTGATGATGCAGCTGTGCAAGCCGCGCTCCTTCGCCGAAGACGGCTCGCCGATCTGGTGGACGCCGGAGGCGGCGCCGGAGAAGCACGTAATTCTCGACCGTTACTGCGGTGTCGACGTCGAGGCCGAGTGTGCGATCGACGCCCGCCTGCCGCCGCTGACGCCAAGCGAAAAGGCGCTGTGGATCCTCGACCAGCACATCAACGACCGCGGCGTGCAGATCGACGTGGCGCTGGTCGACCGGGCCGCCCAGGCCGCCAAGGCGGCGGCCGGGCGCGCCGACCGCGAGATGTGGCGGCTGACCGACGGCGCGGTGAAGAAGTGCAGCGAGACGGCGAAGATCACCGCCTGGCTGAACGCGCGCGGCGTGCCGTGCGAGTCGATCGGCAAGGGCGAGTTCGACGACATCGTGCTGAAGACCGTGATCCTCGGCGACGAGACCGCCGAGAAGGTGATCCGGCTGCGGCGCGCGGCGGCCAAGTCGTCGGTGGCCAAGTTCGACGCCATGCTGCGTTCGGTGTGCAGCGACGGGCGCTGCCGCGGCACCCTGGGCTACCACGTCGCGTCCACCGGGCGCTGGGGCGGGCGGCTGATCCAGCCGCAGAACTTCCCGCGCGTGGACGCCAAGCGCGACCTGCCCGACGTGCGCCGTGCGATCGCCCTGCTGAAGACGCCGGGCCGCTCGCCCGAGGAGATGGTCGACGCGATCGAACTGGCCACGGGGCGCGATTGCCTCGACGTGCTGTCGAAGACCCTGCGCGCCTGCCTCGTCGCCGCGCCGGGCAAGAAGCTGGTCGGCGGCGACTTCTCCAACATCGAGGGCCGCGTCGCCGCCTGGCTGGCCGGCGAGCGGTGGAAGCTCGAGGCGTTCCGCGCCTACGACGCCGGCCACGGCGAAGACCTCTACAAGCTGGCCTACGCCAAATCGTTCGGCGTCTCCACCGCCGAGGTCGACGACCCGAAGCGCCAGATCGGCAAGGTGCAGGAACTGTCGCTCGGCTACCAGGGCTCGGTCGGGGCGTTCATTTCCATGGGCGCCAACTACGGCCTGAAGCCGGGGCCGCTGGCCCTGGCCGTGAAGGCGGCCACCGACGAGTTCACCTGGGCGCGCACCCGCCGACAGTACGGCCAGCCGAACCGGCCGACCTACGGGCTGGACGTCGAGACGTGGACCGGCCTGAAGGTGATCGTCGACGGCTGGCGCGCCGCCCACCCGAACATCGTGCAGGGTTGGTGGGACCTGCAGGACGCCGCGGTCGAGGCCGTGGCCAACCCCGGCCTGATCGTGCCGGTGTTCGGCGGCAAGGTGCAGTACACCGTCGCCGCCGGCTTCCTGTTCTGCCGCCTGCCGTCGGGCCGGGTGCTGGCCTACGCCTCGCCCCGGCTGAAGACCACCGTGGAAAAGGCGGTGTCGAGCGACGGCGAGGCGTACGAGCGCGTCAAGCGCACCGTCTGGTACGAGGGCATCGACAGCCGCGCCGGAAAGGCGAAGCACTGGGGGCCGCAAAGCCTCTACGGCGGGCTGCAGTTCGAGAACATCGACCAGGCCGTCTCGCGCGACCTGATGGCCGAGGCCATGCACCGGGCCGAGGCCGCGGGCTTCCCGCTGGTGCTGACCGTCCATGACGAGTTGCTGACCGAAGTCCCCGCCGAGGCCGAAGACAAGAACGCCGAGGCGCTGGAAGTAATCATGTCCGTGTTGCCTCAGTGGGCGAGCGGCTTGCCTGTAGCCGCGAAAGCTTGGGAGGATACCCGGTATGTCAAATAGGACCGCTGAACTGGACCTGCCGCCGCGCCAGCTTGAACTCTACCACGCGCTCGCCGGCAAGGGCGAGGTTAAGGTCGAGACGCTGTACGCCCTGCTGTTCGGCAAGCCCGGCGACATGCCGGTGCGCGAGATGCAGCAGCACCTCGGCTCGCCGATCACCCGCTTGAACCGCCGGCTGAAGGCGGCGAAGCTGGTCGTTCGGCCGGGTCGGCTGAAGTACGCCTACGAGCTCGTCAAAATCTAAGCGATTTCGCTTACGCAGTCGGGGGAGTGTGCGTTGTCAGATCGTCGAAGGGCCGCGCTCGCGTTGGCGGCCCGGGGTCTGCGGGTGTTCCCGCTGGCCCCGAACAGTAAGGTGCCGCCCAAGGGGTTCCACTTTACCGAGGAAGCGAGTTCAGATCCCGAGACGATCGGCCGGTGGTTCACCGACGGGTCCGACTGGAACATCGGCGTGCTGACCGACGACATGATCGTGGTCGACGTCGACAACAAGAAGGGCAAGCGGGGGACGCAGTCGTTCCTCGACCAGGGCTACCCGCTCGACACTTTCGTGGTGCGCACGCCCACGGCCGGCCTGCACGTCTACTACACCGGGCCCAACAAGGCGTTGAGCGCGGGCAAGCTGGGCGAAGGTCTCGATATCCGTTCGTACCACGGCTACGTGGTCGGGCCCGGCTCGGTGATCGACGGCGTGCCTTACACCGTCGACTGCGACGGCCCGATCCTGGCCGCGCCGCCCGAGCTGATCGCACGCCTCGACGAGCCGCGCGAGCGTCAGGCCCAGGTTCCGGCCGTCGTGCTCGACCAGGAAGACGCGGTGCGCC